AATTCTTCCAAGAAACTTTTTGTTGTAGAATTTTTAGAGCCATGATGTGCCACTTTTAAAATATTTACACTCGGCATACTTTCTTCTCCTCTGTCTGGCTCTAATAGAGATTCCTGTTCTCCATTTAAATCTCCTGTAAATAACATGGTAAATTTATCATAAGTAAGATACAATACCAGAGAACCACTATTGGTATCTTCTGCCTCCCATCCCTTTTGGGGATGCAGGCAGCGCAAATGAATTGCACCAAAATTCAGTTGATCTGCTCTGCTTATTTTTAAGAAGGAATATCCTTTTTTCTTCCCAGCCTTTCGTATAGTGTTACTGCTATTCATAGCTTTTGTATCTGGCAAAACGATATGCTTTATTGGATAATTCTGCTCAAACAACTCTCTTATTCCAGAAATATGATCTTCATCTGTATGAGTTATTATAACATAGTCTAAATGGTCTGTCCCATAGTATTTAAGTGCCGGTACCAGCGTATACTCCGCAATATTTTTCTTAGAAGTACTGCCACCATCAATCAACATACTTTCTCCTGTTGGCATTTTTATGAAAATACATTCTCCCTGTCCCACGTCAAGCATTGTGATCTTAAGAGCTGGTACAGTGAAAAAACATCTTCCTGCTATCAGGAAAAGACAAAAAATCACACTGAAACCCTTCTGACGATAATACCATAAAAAGAAAAAACTAATCTCAATGAGATACAAAAACAGAATTTCCCACCAGGGAGGGCATCCTGTTACAATCACAGCCCCTGGAATCTGCTTCACCAATCGAAAAATCATCTCAAAAGTCCGCAGCAATACTACCGCAGGAATGCATCCTAAAAAAGCCGCCACATAGCTAAAAAATCCAAGCAGTCCTCCTAAAACTGCGCTAATCAATAGCGGACTCATTGCCGGAATAACAAACAGATTCAGCAAAATACTATAAGGACTCCACTGATAAAAAAAGCGTAGTAACAAAGGAGTTATACTCATAGAAATGACGATATTTGCCAAAAAGGCCTGTCGGATTATTTTCCTTCCGGGACTCTCTGTAGGAAGTTCCCCTGCTATAAGTCTGTTTTGGCTGCGTTTTTCCCAAAGTTCTTTTGCAATGGGTAAAATCATCCCGATAGAAAATATAGATGCAAAAGAAATCACACATCCGCTTTCTAAAAGTCTCCAGGGTTGTTCCAGCAACATTAGTATTCCCGCCAGGCTCATTGAAGAAATCATATCATATTCTGCACCAAAATATTGTGCCAGCAAAAAGCAAAAAAACATGACTGCCGCTCGGAAAACGGAATTGCCAAATCCCGTCATAATCGCATAAAAAAATAAAATCCCACTTCCAACCATGCAGGAAAATGCATAACTGCGGCCCTTTTTTCTAAGAAACCGAAACAACATCCCCCCAACGATAGAAACGTGAAGACCCGTCTAGGGTTTTTTCCTGTCTATTATAGATGGCATAACTTCTTATTATAAAGAAACAATCGGCATCCTTTACTTAGGGGGATAACCCCTAGGGGATATGTACCCAGGGGATACCTGAAAATTTGTAAAAAAATAGTGTGACTACCCCCATCATAGCCACACTTCTTTTTATAATCCATTTATTGAGTATTCTCTTTCTTTGCAAAAAATGCACCGTAATCGAACATCTTCATGCTCTGGTATCTTCCCATGTCCAACAGATTATTTATTATGATTTCCACGTCCCTGTCCTCACCGGACGGTTCATGCAGTCTCTGGCATATCCTTCCATAGGCTGTAAGCATTTCACTGTAAAGTTTTTCACAGTATTTACCTTCTGCAAATTCATCCTCTACTACGCTACTTTCCTCACAAACAAACTTATCCAGATCATAATGTCCGTTCATCAGATTATAAATTATCGTTTTAAATTCCTCATCCTGTACTCTCATATACATCCTCTTCACTTTCTGGGGCTGCAAGAATGCATAGAAAAAGGGAAGCCAGTCTTGTCAGATACAATCAACCGCTTCCCCTACTTTTTTAGCGTCCTTACGAAGTTCATCAGTATCCTTCGTTCCTCCGCACTTAAGTCATCCAATATCTCCAATAATTCAGCTTGCTCATCCGTCAGATCAGGCCGCATACCATCTCCGGCAAAGAACTGTGCGATTGATATTCCGAATGCATCACAGATTCTTTCCAAGGTCGGTACTGTAGGTATGCTCTTCTTATTCATTATATTTGCCAACGCTGTCTGCGACATATCCGTGAGCTGTGCAA